TCTATTTTTTATTTTATTATATTTTGTTAATGGTTTATCTTGATTTTTTACAACTAATCCTCTTTTTATAGGACTATGTTTATAAATATAGTCTGCCAATGAAATTTTTTTAGGACTAGTTTTTCTCTTTCTAGTTGCGGTATTCATCTTTATATCTTATATATAATACCATATAAAATATTATTTTGGTTTAAAAGGGTATAATTTAAATCTAAAAGGTGATGTTTTTATTGATGATGTTTATTATTTATTACTGCGTATTAATTTATATTTTTATCGTATATCCATAGATTCATCATAGACATTCTCTGACACTCAGGTTCAGATACAAATTTTATCAATTTAGGTTCTATCAACCCAGTTTAGTCAAACTCAGTTTAACTAAACAGTTTCTTAAATATATTTATTGACCCATTTGTGTCTCTATCTATATTTGAGTTTAAAAATAAAATATATTATTAAAATATTAATAAATGGAAAGTAAAGGTGAAAAAATAAGAGTCTTATTTCGTGGATGGTTTGAAATACCTCATAGTTATTCATTAGTAAACTGTTTTCAAATTATTCATTTGTTTAAAAATTATTGTGACAAGATAGAATTTTATATTGAAGAAATGCCATATTTTAGACAGGAGTGGAATTCGTCAAGAAAGCTTGTATATAAAGAAGAGTACAACCAAATTATTCGGAATTTTAAAAAATGGAATGGTGAGGAAATCGATTTGATTTATAGCATAACTTATCCTTACAACATGGACATGACAGTTATAAACGGAAAGAAAATTCCTAAATGTGTATTTTACACATCAGAATTTGCAACATTAGATCCTGGTTTTTTTTCGTGTTCTCAGACACAATTATCAAGCGACAATGTTATAAAAGAGTATGTTAAAAACAATAAAGAATTGTACATGACATCACCGAGTGTATGGTCATCTTTAGGGATGGAAAAATACAATTTAGAAAAAGACAAGAATAGGATTATTACTCATGGTGTAGACGGGACTGTTTTTTACAAGAAAGTTTCCTCAAGAGAAACGATTAGAAATTTTTACAAAGTAAAAGAAGACGAAATCTTACTTATGAATATTGGCGCGATGACTCAAAACAAGGGAATGTTTTTAATTTTACAGACGTTAAATATTCTAGTAAATCATTTAGGTAAAACTCATTACAAGTTGTTATTAAAGGGAACTGGTGATTTATACAATTCAAAAACTTTTCTAGAAATTTATTTTAGTGAGTTAATGAAGGCTGGTGTTTTAGATAAGGCAAGGATGGATAATTTATTAACTAATCATATTATTTTTACTGATAAAACACTATCGTATGAAAAAATCAATGATCTGTTTAATGCTGCTGATTTATATTTATCACCTTATATAGCTGAAGGTTTTAATTTAACAAGTTTGGAAGCTTTATCTGCAGGAACACCTGTTATAGTTCCTATTACAGGCAGTACAGAGGAATATATGGAAGATATATTTAACAATGGTGGCGAAAAGTTTATCTATTACATCAATTCAAAAGTAATAGACACAGGCAATGAGAAAAAGCAAAATGATATACAAATCCAGGATCTTTTAAATTGTATTGTAAACAATGAAAAAGATATAAAAAATTGGTCATTTAGAGAAATGGAATACCCTAAAATGAAAAAATATATAACTGAGAAATATAGTTGGGATCACGTTTCAGATTTACTATATAATTATTTTGAAAAAATAGTCAAATGTAATTAGTTAAAGTTAAAATTAAATTTTATTTAAAAAACTTTTTTTAAATGTATTTAGTAATGAATCCTATATTGTTACTATTATTAATTATAGGAATTACTTTTGTAGCGACAGCTTTTGTAAAAGCACGAGTTAGGTGTCCACCTCCTAAAATTATTTATAGATATATACCTAAAAATACGTTAGATGTACAATTTGGAGAAGATAATAATCCAAGTGATATTTATAAAGATATGTTTTTAAATAGTAATCCTTGGATAGGAGGATATACTTTAGGAGACAAAAAGACTACATTGAATGAATTAAAAGATAACAAACCAGCAGAAATTAAGAAATAATCGTATTTAATTTTCTTTTCTTGTTTTTATTTCGCATTGTATCTTGTGTTGTATCTTGTGTTGTACCTTGTATTGTACATTGTATTGTACATTGTGTTGTACCTTGTATTGTACATTGTATTGTACATTGTGTTGTACATTGCGTTGTACATTGTGTTGCTGTATCAACTTTATCTTTCGCTTCATCTTTATCTTTATCTTTATCTTTATCAAAAAGAGACATCCCATTATATAAATCATTCCATGATAAAAGTGTATTTTGATTTACATAAATACTTTTTATTTTTAAAAAGGATGCTTCTTTACAATGTGATAACTGGTCATCAAAAAAGAGCATTTTTTGGAATGGGATTTGTGATTTTTCACTAATATTTTTAAATAAATCGGTTTTGAAATCACCATACAACTTCCAATTTTTATATTCGATGTAATCAAAATAATCAACTATGTTATATTTTTCCAAATGAATTTTTGCGTTATAATTTAAAGATGCTAGTGCAATTTTTATACCATTTTTTTTCAAAGTATCTAAAATATCCAATACATCTGTTGTTAGTGTAGCTTTATTATCATCAATATCATTAAATGAATGTAATGTTCCATCTAAATCAAAAATAACTAGTTGGCATTCTTTAAAATCAATCATCGATAATGTAATATATATTAAAATAATTATACAATTCATTTTTTTTAGTAAAAATAAAAAATTTTTTTTACTGTTATGTTATATATGTCTTCTTTAGAAAACGAATTAACATTATTAAAAGAAAAAGAATGGTCAGAAGAAGAAAAGAGTATGATAGATAGTTTTATTAAAAATATAAAATACTACAAAAAACTAATACCAAATGGATTAAAAAATGATATTTGTGAAGCAATAGGGATGTGCAATGGGCTAAAAATAGAATTAGATAGATATAGAGAGTATTTTAAAAATAACAATATTAATATACAAAATCTAAACCAAACAAATTTAGACAATTTAGACAATTTAGACAATTTAGATAATTTAGACAATTTAGACAATTTAGATAATTTAGATAATTTCTAAATGCGAATAATTTTTACTTTGATTATAATATAAATGTATTTTTTATTAAAATTCAAACGCGATATCACGTTTATTTTTTTCTATACTAATTATATAAATGACAAGCGTCTATACAAATTTATATTATAATCAACCTATAGTTGTATTAGATACCACTACAGCTACGCCAACGAGTGGGTCTTTAGTTTTATATGGGGGATTTTCTGCTAGAGGTGCATCAGTGTTATCTGGGATAACATCTATTATAAATTCAAGTGAAAGTAATGGTAGTAGTTCAGGTGCATTAATTATATCTGGTGGTGTTGGTATACAAAAAAATTTAAATGTAGGAGGGAATGTAAATATTACTGGCTCTATTACATCAGCTTCTATAGAAACAACATTAATTAATGGTATAAATGGTGTATTTACAAACTTTACAACATCTAATTTTCAAGCTGATTATGTTCGTTCAGTTGCTATAACATCTGGTACTATTATTGCTACAACAGGTTCATTTTCAACAGTATCTAGTTCTTTTATTTCGGCACAAACGATTACAGCTGGCAATTTATATTTATCAGGAAATTTATCTGTAGCGGGGACTATTACTAGTGTAAATGTTACAACTACCAATATAATTCAAACAAATGTTACTGCAGGTGTTGTTTATGTCACAGATTCATTTTCAGCTATAGGAAATTCAAATACACTTGGATCAATTTATACTACGAATGGTAATGTAGGTATAAATAATACACAACCAGCTTACACGTTTGATGTTAATGGTACATCAAACTTTACAGATGTTTTATTAGCAAATAGTGGTATTACAACAGGAACTCTTAATGTTACAGGAGCTTCTTTACTCTCTGGTAATGTAACTATTGGATCTAATTTAATTGTTACTGGACCAGGTTTACTTATTCCTACAGGAGATATTGCAGCTAGACCAGTTACTCCATTACCAGGACATATTAGATATAATACAGAAACAAGTCAATTTGAAGGTTATGGTCCTGGTAGTGCTTGGGGTTCTCTAGGAGGTGTGGTTGATATTGCTCAAACAACTAAGATTTTGGCATCTGCAAGTCCAAGTATAACAGATGGTAATTTATACTTTTATACAGTTGGTTCTGAAAGAATGCGTGTAAATAGTGTCGGTAATATTGGTATTGGAACTAGCTCTCCTAATTATTTGCTAGATGTTAATGGAGCTTTGGGAGTTTCTACAAGTATTTCTACTAGTAACCTATATGCCACAAATGCAACTATTACTAATATAGTAGGAACAGTCGTTAGTTCAGGATCTTTAAGAGTAAGTGGCGAATCCATATTTAGTAACAATATTACGGCAGGGTCCAGTCTCGTTGTTGCAGGTCCTGCTTTAAAAATTCCAGTTGGTAATGTCGAGGAGAGACCAGCAGCCCCCCAACAAGGTTATATTCGTTATAATACTGAATACACTCAATTTGAAGGTTATGGTCCCGGTAATGCTTGGGGATCTCTTGGTGGAGTTGTTGATATAGCTCAAACTACTAAAATTTTAGCTTCTTCTACACCAAGTGTAACTGATGGTAATTTATACTTTTATACAGTTGGTTCTGAAAGAATGCGTGTAAATAGCGCTGGTAATATTGGTATTGGTACAACTTCGCCATCATTTAAACTACATATTAATGGAACTTTAGGTGCATCTACAAGTATTTCTACTGGTACCCTATATGCATCAAATGCATTAGTCACAAACACTGTCGATATGACACCAAGTTTAGGAGATATTATTAAAGAAGTGTCATTTACGGCACAAAATAATCAACTTAATGTAGCAAATATTACAAATTTAGCATTCCCAAATAATACAGTTAGATCATTTTCAGCTATTGTTTCAGTTTGTATAATGAAAAGCGCTGGACCAAATTTATATGCGAATTATGATATCAAGGGTGTTCAAAAAGATATAGGTGATTGGGTTGTTAATACTAATTTTATAGGTGATAATACTGGTATAGTATTTAATATATCAAATGTTAATAGTAAAGGTCAAATACAATATATATCGGAAGATTTATCAAACTGGGTTTCAACTACGTTTAAATTTAAAGCAACAACTACATCTATCTAAAAAGTAAAAAAGTTAATTAATATATTTTTTTATTAACATATTATATATATCGGTGGGTTTCAACTACGTTTAAATTTAAAGCAACAACTACATCTATCTAAAAAGTAAAAAAGTTAATTAATATATTTTTTTATTAACATATTATATATATGTTTAACGTTGATTTTATAATTTACAAAATAAATTCAAATATTAATTATATATTTAAAATGTGGCATGAGCTATTTATTAAACCCACACCACCAGATCCAGATCATGGATATACTATTATATCAAAAAATAATGTAAAATACTTGTCTTATGAAGAAATATGGGAAGATTCTGAATAAAAAAGTATTTATTTATATAAATTAATTTTATTGAAACATAATATGGTAATGAATAACGAATTAAAATTTTTATTAACTACGTACATTGATTCTATAGAAGATTTAGAAAATCTATGTCTAAATAAAGATTTTTTTGATAAGTGTAAAGAAAATACATATTTAATAGCTAAACATTTTTTAACTAAATACAGAGTTGATTATAAAGATCCAAGTAATTTTATTTACATATTTAATAATGTAAATATAGATGATTACAAGAATCAACAAGGTAATTTTAAATTAGGATCTATTTTTAGATTATACCTAAAAGCATATAATCTTATAGAAATAAATTGTGAGGATAAAGGAATCACTAGCTTTCCTATATACCCTAAGATGAAAAGATTTTTTGGTAGTAATAATAATTTAACTATTTTCCCAGTACAACCTAGTATGGTGGATTTTTTTGGTAGTAATAATAAACTAACTCTTTTCCCAGTTCAACCTAATATGGAATATTTTGAAGGTTATAATAACCAGTTAACCAGTTTCGATACTCAACCTAAAATGGAATTCTTTAATGGAATTAATAATAAATTAGTTTCTTTACCAGTTCAACCAAATATGGAATTTTGTTATGGTGACGCAGGAATTTGCGAATTTTAAATAAAAATACCAGTTAATTACGTCAAATTTTATTCAGTTTGAAAATATATGTAGTTTCTATCAATAAATTCTAAAATTTTTGCAATGTCATAATCTAGACAAATACTTTCATCAGTCTCACAATTTTCACAAACACCTCCATCTCCATAAGCGATACAATTTAAACATACACAATGATATTCGACACATTCATTACATAATCCAAGTTCAGTGTGAATACACTCGTAACAATAGCGAAATTTCATCTTTTACAATTTTATATATTTTTTATTTTTTATTCAATTTTATTTTTATTTTACATGAAAAAAGCCCAATAATTACTAATAGATGAGCTTGTTTAGCAGATACATTAGTAATTATTGGGCTTTAATCGTTTTTATTTTTTTTCTATATTTTTATTTTTCATGAAAAATTGCGTATACTTTACAATTATATGTCTCGGCAATTTTTTTAAAACATTCATTTGTATAATTTTGCAAGTTTTGAATTTGTATCATATAGTCTTTTTCAAATCTATAGTATATATCAGTCATACATTGAATCCACATTTCTAACAAATTTGATATATCTATTTTTTTGCTTGTTTCTTTTTCTCTTTTTTGTAATAACAATTTGAATTTATCTTTATTAATCATTTTCATCATATATTTTATACGTATATCTCTATTTATATCAACGAGATTACCTGGATTAAATCTTATTAATTGATTATCTCTAATATATATAACACTCCTTATCATATCCGTATCTGCTTTTGACAATTTACTAATGTTACGTGATATAAAATAATGTGAAAGTTCTCTACCACATGGTATGTCTCCTTCTGTTCTCGGAATTTCTTTACCAGAGTGTCTTAGGTAATCAAAATATTCTGGACTATGAATTCTACCTGTTTCAATTTTCAATGTTTTCCAATCAAATGCTGTATGACAATTATAACACCAAATCTGATTACATCCATCTATCTTGAATATAGATGATGCGCATTTAGGACATGGTTTTGTATCTTTTTCCAAGCTTTTTACAGATGCTAAAATATCTTCTTTACAGACATGTTCTGTATTACATTCATTACCTTTTACTTCACGACAATCTCCGCAAGCCCACATTTCACATATATTACATTTCAAAGTAATATTAAGAAAACCACGACAATCATCATTAGGACAATGTCTAATAAATTCTCTACGAGAAGACAAATCTACACTAGTAGTTTTTAATTTGTTAATTTCAGATTTACATTCATTTAAACGCATGTAAAGATTACTTAATTCATTTTCTATACTTTTTTTTTCATTTTCCTTTTTTTCAAGTTCAATAATTCGTTCAACATATATTTGTGTTTCTGGCATCATACTTAGTTCACGTTCATACAAAATATTTTCTCGATGATTTTTCCAAGTTTTCGCCATAAATGTTTTTTCAAAAGAATTAGATAAAAATTGGCGATCCCATTCTACTTTACAAGACATACAATGAGCATCACTTATTTGGTCTACGTCTACCAAATAAGTTTTAATACAATTGCGACACGCTTCAAACTCACATGTACAAGTAACTTTTGCGCGATCTGTCTTGTTATAATCTTCACAACAAACGTTACAGGTTGACATTGCTATAATACGTTTTTTAACCAGTTTTGTTTTTTTTTCAATTTTTTTAAAGTAAACTATCCTACATGAAAAAAAGCCCAAGAACATATGTTCTTGGGCTTTTAATCGTTTTTGTAATATTTTTATATTTTATTTTTAAAATTCAATATCGTCCAAGCTTATTTCATCGTATAATTTTTCAATTACATTTTCTTCTTCACAACATCTTTCAATTACATTTTCTTCTTCGCAACATCTTTCAATTACATTTTCTTCTTCGCAACATCTTTCTTCTTCACCAAAAAGTTGTTCCATATCTGGTTGTTCCGTATCTAGATCTAGATCTAGAGTTGACACTACAGTTTTTTTAATATATACAGTTTCCTTATCATTTTTACTTTGGCAAATAGTAAAAATATCTTTACCAATTTGAATTTGCCATTCATTACTATATTCTGTATTAGTTTTAGTTTTCAAAGGATTTCCAAATAAAGCATTTAACCCAATGTTTAAATTTTCAAGTTCTTGTGTTTCAATATTTTTTGGTTTAACAGTTTTTGGTTCACCTTTTTTAACAGTTTTAGTTTTTGGTTTAACACTGTTTGGTTCACCTTTTTTAACAGTTTTAGTTTTTTTAGATGTAGGAACTACTTCAGTTGGGTCACTTTCACAACCATTGTCAATTTTGTCACCTTTTTTAACAGTTTTAGTTTTTTTAGATGTAGGAACTACTTCAGTTTGGTCACTTTCACAACCACTTTCAATTTTGTCACTTTTTACTTTTTTTGTTTTAACAGTTTTAGTAACTACTTCAGTTTGGTCACTTTCACAACCACTTTCAATTTTGTCACTTTTTACTTTTTTTGTTTTAACAGTTTTAGTTGTAGAAACTACTTCAGTTTGGTCACTTTTTACTTTTTTAGGTTTTTTAGATGCGTTATTAAAATCAGAAATTACTTCATTTTCATTATCAATTAAAACTTCATTTTTACAAACTGTAAAATCAGAATCGATAATAAACTTGAAAAGTGATTCCATTTTTTTACGTTTTGGTTCGGCAAAATTCGAAATATTTACATCATTTTGAGATGCGTAAACTCCTGTATAAACATTTTTAACTTGATAGTTTTCAAAAAGCCAAGGGATAAATTTTGCGATATTTTTAGAAAAATTCTTAGAGAATTCGGAATTAACTTCAGTAGCAGCTTTAATTTCGTTAATTTGAGTAGACATTGTATACAATTTTTTATACATTTTTATTTTAAATTCAATTTTTTTTTAAGAATAGATGTAGGTACGCAAAAAAGCCCCAAAACAATTGTTTTGGGGCTTTTTATTTTTTTTTGTTATTTTATATTTTAAATTCATTTGTTTTTTAGAGGTAAAAGAGCCATTCGTTATTTTTAACGAATGATTTTTCTAAATTATCAAAATTTGGTTCGTCAAATTGTACATCTAACGAACAACATGGTACTTTTTTAATTTGATCATTTGGCTTAAAATTGTTTTTTTTTTCCGGGATAAATTCCAACGCATTTGGGTTTAACTCAGTAAGGTGATTAAGAGAGGACATAGAAGACAAAGTAGAAGACAAATTAGAAGACATTGGTGCGATAATGTTATTTTTACTCTTTTTTTATTTTAAATTCAATTTTTATTTAAAAAACTTTTTATAAATCATCTACATGTGTTTTTTCCGCATTTTTATCTACGAATAATTTATCCATTGTGGTACCATTTAATTCGTGTTCTTTTGATACTATAACAGGTCTTGAATAATATCGACCAAGATATTTTTTGGACATATTAATGACAAATTTATCATCAATGTCTTCTCCAAAGCACAATCCCTTATTTTTGTGTTTCATCATCCAAACTACACCCGAAAGCACACCTGCCATGACTTGAATTACGGTTGGTCCAAAATATTGATCCTTTAGTGTATTTTTCGTATAATCAGTATTTAATATGGAACCTGTCCAGAAATAGAATAATTCATCACTTTCAGTAAAAGGATTTTTTCTTGATATAAATAAAGCACCAATGTTATCATACCCTTCAATTTTGTCATCATGCATATTTAATACTTTCCATTTTGATGGATCATTTAGAATATTTACCATCTCTTGCGGACTTGTTTCATCAATTAATTTTTCAGTATAAGGATTCAATTTATAAACATAATGCATGGTAGGGGCATATTTAAATGACCCCAGGTAACGATTTAAAGAGATACCTTCACCATGATGAATACAACGACCTTCAAATTTAGTAAATGTAACAGAGTCATCGCTATTTATTTTCAAAGGAGCTATAGATTCAAACTTTAAATCTTTACCGTATGCTTTTGTTATTAATAATTGAGGTATTACTTGATTTACTTCTGATTTTGCAAAAGGTACAAATTTTTCATGAGTACCAATTTGAATTTCAGCTGGTTCTAGACCTTCTGTAATTAATCCTACGCAACTCCATGTATTTATAAATTTTCCTTTATCTATTATTTTAGGTAATTGAGTATCTATTTCAGAACAATGCATAACTTCAATCCCCATCATTTGTGCAAGTTTTTTATGATTTTTTTCTTTTACATATCCTTCCATCTTTTTATTTACTTTTTTACCTTTTGTTTTTCTATATTTTATTACTTGTTTAGCTAAATTCATAATACCTTGCTTTATAAATACAGAAATCAATCCAGGATTCATACCGAATTCTATTAAAGCTGTAGTATTACCATAATCCCTTGTTTTATCAGCTATTACTTGTAAATTAATATGTTGTAAGAAAATACCATTATTTACTGGACAAGTAATAATACTATCTTTTATAATGTCGTCATCTTCTATAGAAGTATTAATGTATAAAATATTTCTCATTCTACATTCTTGAAAAATATAATACGTGCATGTTTGAGTTGTTAAATCGATTATAATATCATCTTTTTTCAATTTGAGTTTTGCATCAAATAAATCTTGTAAATTATCACGTTTTAATTCAAAATGTAAAAATTTAGCACCGTATCTAACAATTTCTACAACAGATGGAAATTTTCCAGTACTTTCGTCTTTATCTATAATATACACTTGTTCCGGTTTGTATTTAATAAATCTATTAAGGTAATATATACAGCATTTTGCAACTGACCCACAACCTAAAAATATAATTTTTTGATTTTTTTCTAATTTCACCCTTTCGGTCATATAATATAGCAAATAAAATAAAATTACAAAAATACATGAAAAAATATGTTTGTTAAAAATTGAATTTTATATTATCTATATATTTATATTTAAAAAATGAACAATGCAAGTATAAATATCATCGGAATGGGTTATGTCGGCTGTAGTATGGGGTACTTATGCGAAAAAAACAATGTGGAATTTAATGTATGTGATATTCAGAAAAAAGAAGGTAATTTTAATTATTTCAACGATATTAAAGATCTTGTAGAATTTAGTGAAAGCAATAGTAGTATTAATATTTATATAATTGCAGTACCTACACCAAGTGACTCTGAAGGAAACTGTGATACTTCAATTGTTAAAAGTGTATTGGATAGCTTAAATGATAATGTTACTAAAGAAACATATGTTATTATAAAATCTACTATAGTACCTGGGACTGCAAGAACTTTTAATAGAGAATACACTAATTTTGATATTATATTCTGTCCAGAGTTCCTAACGGAAAAAAATTATTTAAACGATATTTACAATGCAAAGTTTGTTTTATTAGGAATTCCAGATAAATTTGATATGACTAAATATCAAAAAATTTTAAATGTAATGAGAACTTTATATAAACATAATACTCAAATCGATATATTTATGAAGAGTTATGAAGAATGTGAATTATTTAAATATACAGTTAATAACTTTTTAGCAGTTAAAGTTTGGTATTTTAATAAAATTTACGATATCAGTGAATCTTCAGGTATAGATTATCAAAGCTTTAAGACATTATTTGACTTGGAACCAAGAATTTCAGGATACGGTACAAGAGTACCTGGAGATCACGGTAGGGGATACGCAGGAACTTGTCTCAAAAAAGATCAATATGGTATGATAAAGTTATTAGAAAATTTAAATATTGATAATACAGTTTTGAAATCTATGGCGGCTGAAAATGAGAAAATGAATTTAATGTAAAAATAATAAAAATTCAAAGAAGAAATTAATAATCAAAGTAAAATGGATCAAAGTAAAATGGATCAAAGTAAAATGGATCAAAACATGAACAAGTTGGATTACAGCAATAATAATCATCTCCGCACATAGGATCATAGTAATGACAATCTTTACTACTACATTTTGGTTTTGCATTACCTAGCGATTTTTTTACTACACCTTGTTCATTTGGTGTAGTTGGTGTAGTTGGCGTGGTTGATGTGGTTGATGCATTGGGGTGTAAATATAAATTTACATAAGTAATATACGATCCATGTGTAGAATCACGCGCAGAATCAGTTTTAGAATGAACTCTTACTTTATTTTTATTTAATACACTGCGAGATTTAGAACCGCACGTTGCATTTGTTGTATTTTGTTTATTCATTCAGTATTGTTTTATATTAATACAAAAGATAAAAGATTTACATAATAAACAAAAAATACTATATTTAAAATACACACTTTTAATTTACAAGTTAATTTAAAATATTTAATTTGTAAAGTTATAATAATACAATGTCTAAATTTGTAGGAGGGTATTATTTCCCTAATTGGAGAGAATATAAATATAAATTACAAGATCTTCCAACAGAATACGACCAGCTTTATCTTTTTCATGCTGTTCCAACTGAATCTGGATTTGTAACTTTTAAAAATCCAGGAGGTTCTTTTAATGCTGATTGTGTTGTAGCTATAAGTCAAGGACGTAGAATAATCATTTCTGTAGGTGGAGCAGGATATGGGTTTAATTTACATTCAAGACAAGAATCTGATAATTTCATAAGTTCTATTAAAAATATTATAAAAGAAGTTAGTTTAGGTGTAAAAGGTAAATTCGGATTAGATTGGAACAACTTTGAAGCCCATATTTTACCAAGTACGTCAGAAATGATTTATGTTTCAAGAACATTAAAAACATTTTATGGTGATGACTTTGTCATAACTAGTCCTGTTGCTCCTTGGAGATCAGAAGATAAAGATTGGGCTGTAGAAATGAATAAAGCTGGAGTTTTAGATTATGTTTCTCCTCAATACTATGATGGGCCAAGTTTAAATACTGAATCGTATCTATTACCAAATTTAGAAAGTTGGGTCAATTTGTTAGGTGCTAGTAAATTAGGTGTTGGTTTGGGAATTTCAAGCCCAGTAAACACTGGGTTTTATTGGTCTGATATTGATGCTGCTAATTGTTTAAAAAAAGTTTTAAGTAGATGGCCTGAAATCAGAGGTATTTTCACATGGGAAATAATCGGTGATCTCGACAGTGGAAACAGATTTATTAAAACAGTTGTCCCAGTTGTTCCAAAAAAATCCCCAATACCTATCGATAATGGAGAATTTATATTTTATTCACAATGTGATTCTTGGGATGGTGTAACTCAAGACACTCAACTTCCAACATTAACAGTTCAACAATTAAAAGACCATGTTAAAGCTACACCTGGAGCTACAGGATTTAATACAAATGGTTATATCAAAACTAATACTTTAAAGCCTTACTTAGAACCAACATTTACTACTCCTTCACAAGGTCTTTATCAGATAAAAACTCCAATTCAAGCACCAGTTCCAGTTCCAGTCCCAGAGCAAGTTCCGACTTTTGATATTAAAGATATTAAAGATATTTCAATAACAGGTCTTGATATTTCATCATTAAAAATTGAAGCTACTGTAAATGGTAAATTAGTTACAGGAGACATTTCTATTACTAATCTCCAGTCATCTTAAATCTTTTTCTTTCTATATCTAATTCAACGGTACCAACCCCCCCTACCCCACCCACCCCATCCAAATGGAGAAGAAAGTCTCCATAAAAGATGATGATCGTAATAGTAATCATAATCATAACAATGACAGTGGTGGTGTCGTTTATGACGGTGCTTATGGTGATGGTGCTTGTGGTGATGGTGCTTGTGGTGATGGTGCTTGTGGTGATGTTTGTGACGACTAGACATTGTTTATACTATTAAGAAAGATAAAAAAAATACATAAATCGCAAAGAATACAAAGAATAAAATAAACGCGTCTTCCTATTGAATACAAAAACGTATTTCTCTATATATAGATTTATCTAGTCACAACTTTATTTTTTTTAAACCAATTTTATACCATTTGTTTTTTTATTTTAAACATTTTAAACATTTTAAACACTTTTTCAAAATTAGAAAAAGTGTATATATTACCGACTCATTTATTTTTATTTTTATAGTAAAAATGTTATCAAAATTAAGCTTTTTTAAACTATTGTCATTTTATTGTTTTTATGCGTTTTTTAAAAATGGATATTATGCATATATTATATATTATTTTCTTTTCTTTTTTAAAAAAAAGTATAAAAATATACAATAAATATATATAAAATATAAAAGCCCATCATAACTATGGTAAACCCAAAGGACACCTCAAACAACCCACAAAAACCCGCAAGGAATGGAGGGAACCCACAAAACCCGCAATAATTGACCTTTTCGCAGGGAAAACCATTTTTGAAAAAAAATTTTTAAAAAAGAAAAAGTAAAAAATTTAGAAAATAAAAATCTAGGAAAAAGGTTGGTTTTTTGCGGGTTTTGCGGATGAGACCATGTTTTGCGGGTTTTTGCAGGAATATTGAGGTGTCCTTCGGTTACACCATAATTATGGTAAGGTATTATGAAATATTTAAAACCTTTAAAGAAAAAGTGCTGAAGAAGGCTTATAATACCACTAATAGAAATAATACGTGTTTTTATTTAATTAATTATTAAATTTAAGTCATTTAAAGATAAAAGAATATATAAGAATAAAATGGAAAAAACACCAGTTGACATAAAAACTCTTATAAAAACTAGTGATATAAACGTTTATGACAATGCTAAATTAATTGATAAATTAAAAGAACATTTCTCTGAAGAAGAGCAAAGATTATATGTATCCAACGTGTTTTTGTATTTAAACTATCATCCTGTAGATGATTTTGTTGTAGATTTAGATAATGTATGGAAATTTATAGGATTTTCAAACAAAGCAAATGGAAAAAGATTACTAAAACAACATTTTACTGAAAATAGAGATTATAAAATCTCGCTCATCCGAACGGATGAGCAGGTTGTTAATATTAAAAATGG